GGGTGCTTGTGCTATAAAACCAAACGCCTACTGCATTTACAATACCAGTCGCCATGTTCCTCCCGGATATAGACCTTGATAACTTTTAACCCATTCAGCACCAGTCCATTTGTACTGTACTTCTGTGGTAATGTTAGTTACATACTGTATATTATTTGGGCTGTTGGCACTGTCAAAAGAAACAATCCAACGTTCTCCGTCATATTCGATAATATCGTTAGCGTTGGCTACTAAGGGTTGACCCATTGTACCCGCCCATGCTTGAGCATCGCCGTTCCAACTGCCAGTGGCTTCTGTAAGCAAGTACCTTGTGCCTGCTGCAGGTGATGGTAATCCAGTTCCTGGGCCACTACGCAATGGATCGATTACCGCATCAACCGCAGCTATGGTGTTAGCTGGAATGGTATCCGGGTCCACTGTAAATAATAAGAATCGATCATCTGTAGGATCAACAACAATAGTTCCTACAACTTCGGATTCATCTGGTTGTTCAAACTTGATTTGACTGATACCTGGACGTAAAGTTCCGTAAGCACCAATCACTGCCGGCCATAATAAGTTACTTTGTGGATTGTCAGGCGGTGCTAAACTGGTGTTAGGCTCATCTACTACAGCACTTGATCTTAATGCTTGTATTTTGTTACCAATCAATAATGTTTGATAGTCCCAAGGAGTGATGACCATGCGTGTGCCTAACAAAATATCATTGTTAGTAATAGCATTTTGTAAGTCACCTTGTGCGTCATAGATGTTGGCAATAATACGTTCTACAACACCTAACTTCTTGACCTTAGCTGGACTTGAGATCCAAATAGGTATGGCAAAAGTTAGTGTGGCAATGTCAATAGGATCTTCTGTGCCTACAGGAATAGTTTTATTTGTCCATTGAGTACTAACTAACTCCACTACACTTAAACTAGTCCAGTCGATGTAGTTGTCGGTTGATTGTATTTCTAACGCTGGGTTAAACAATGGAATGATTTGCTCAAGTAACTGCATTTTTTGATTGGTGTTGCTGGTCCAGATATCTAACTTGATGGTTAGTTTGTATGGCACAGGCATTAATCGTTCAATAGTAAATGCATTACCCTGTGTGGTTTCGTATGTGTCAGTTGCGTCATCGTAAGTGCGCTGGCGTACATTGATCTTACTAACAAAGTATGGTTCCTGCATGCGAGGACGATCGTAATCTAACCCGGTAATGTAAAATGTCATTAGCGGAGTTGACGGCATAAAGTTTGCTGAGTTATTTTGTATAACTGTCTGTGCTTGACGACTGCTGTCACCATAGCGTACAGGCACACGTACTAGCGTATGTTCTGTACCTTCTTCGTTGCGTCCATACTCTACTTGGAAGTTAGAAAATATACGAGCAAACTGTAGCAAGAAGCGACGTATTTGTTCATCATAAAAGAATTGCGGAGCTGCCATTGTTAGTTCCTATATGGTGGAGGGTTAGGCGGTAAGTTGCCACCTTGATCACCGTTGTCGGCCATTGGTTTAAGTGCTTCGCTCAAACTCTGACGTTGTGGTATGTTACCCATGTCTGTTGTTGGAGTAGTGTAAGTATTATTAACAAAACTACTACGTAGACTTGGAATGTTGTTGCCCAACTCTTCAAAGGCCACTTTTGTGCGTACCTTGTCTTCAATCTTGACCCAAGCACCGCCATTGAATCGGAACAAACGATTTGGATAATAATCTAAACGCAAGCAATAGTCGCCTGCAACAGGACTTGGCGGGAAACTTACTCCGGGTGTAACTGGTAGTCCGTTTGGAGCAATACCGTCGCCGGTTAAGTAGCCTAGTGTGTATCCATCAGCACGAGGAGTTGTTCCTTCGCCGCCCTGTGTACCATCAACGTGCGGACCAGTTTGATCAGCAGTTAATCCTGAGCTTGCTGGCTGTCCATCTTCGTATGTGGGCAATATGTAAAACTTAACTGTGTCGTAACCAGTCAATGGAACTTCAACTGCCGCTTGTGTTAAGATAGCATCGTTGAGCTCAATGTCCTTGGTTCTTGTGGACGTTTTTTCAATAATAGTATCAGGATTGGTTATAGGAGTCCAATAGTCTGTATCGGTAATGGGTGTCCCCGGTGGAACATTTTGTGAGGCTTGATAGTAAGTATCACCATCTAATACTTTATCTCCTGCAGGATAAAAGTTGCCCGGGTCCCAAATATTGTCTGGCTCAAATGGTTTGTCTAGTATGTCATTGTATTCTTGTGCGGCTACTAATGGTGTGGCCTTAACACGCCAAACGTGTGGTAGCCAAGTTTGTGAGAAACCTTCTGATGAAAAGGCCGCATCTTGGATTACATAATATTTAGGTAATGCCTTGGCCAATGTACGATCTAGCGGATGGTAGTCCTTTAAGTTAGGAACTTCTAACACGTCTCCGGCCATTAACTTGCGACCAAACGTGTCAATCATGTCATTGTAATGAAAACTGATAAACAATGTGTCGTTGTTTAAAAACAAGCCAAACTGTGTTAAGTCAAAATCAATATCTTGTACACGATATATACCACGCTGAATGTAGATGTTAGAGTCATAAGCACGATCTCTGTTTTCTAACAATAATAAGTCTTCAATGAACAGTGGATTAGATTCGTCGTACACTGGTAGTGTAGCATCAGCATCACCGGCATCGCCAGTTTTTGGTCCGAGGTAGCGATGTACATATATGTCAAGCCCCCCGACTGTAAATTGCTCGTGGATAGTTCGATCAAAAAACTGATAATCGGCCGTTCTGTTGGGCCTATACATTGAAAGTCTTGGCATAGTTAAGTATTTAGTGCTTTTTTAGCAGCCCAAGTTTTACGACAAGATTCCGCTCGTTTAGCAACAACAGCAGGATCTTGTTTTTTTCCTTTTAACGCGGATGAAATTTTTTCAGCCCAGTCAATACTACGTCCTGAAAGTGCGTCTGATTGTTTCTTTTTAGTTTCTTCACTTCTTAAACGATTCTTATGAGTAACTGAGGCTATTTCTTTTTGTTTTTGACTTGAAGGTTTTCCATATGCTGGATTACCGGATCCTCTTCGTTTTGCCTTGGATTCCTCACTCCATTTCCAGCCTTTAGTCTTGTGTCCAGATGAGCCATCACCACCGTCTGTTTTATTATGGAGAACACCGGTTCCTAAATCCTTTCGTCCGTATTCAAGAATTAACTTTTTTTCTAATTCAAACGCATCCTGTTCCTTAAGATTTTCGGCAACTAATATAATACGGGATTGATCAGCAGGGGGTTTAATATCTTTTTTGCTCCACTTTTTCCAAGCACGATCGCCTTTTCCTTTGCCAATATAATAAGGAGTTCCGTCTTCTCTTGTGTATTTGTAAACGTAAAAAATGTTTTCCATGGTATAGTTATTTATGTTCATAATCAAAATCGTGACAGATTGACCAGTAATGCCAAACTGTGTATAATTACAAAATGGACTATAGTAAACGGATTGATGATGCTTACACACAAATTAGTGCTATAAAAAGCAAACTAGCCCGTCGCGATTTAATAATAATGCTTAGAGCCGCAGACGCCGCTTATACTAAGTTGGATATGGAACGTGTAGAATGCCGCAGACTTAAAAAAGAAACGGTAAAGTATCAAGAGTTAGAGAACAATCTTAAAGAACTACTTGCCCATTTGGAAAAGCATATTACCTTTGCCAGTTTACTAAATTAAAATAATCACGTATAATCCAACTATGATCAAAGCACAAACTAAACCAATCAAACTGTTGAACCCTAAAAGTCCAGAAATCAAATACACTGGCGGGGAACCCGAGTGGCGTGTACAACCTGACCCAGAACGTCGTGTTAGTGCGTTAAGTGCGGCCTTTTCGTGGTACAACTATCACTATGGCAAAAAAGAAGCCAAGGACATGTTGGCCCATTGGTTAGAACATCACGAGCGTCCAAAGGATGCTAAGAAGATTCGTGCTATTCCTGACAGTCAAATACGTCTAACGCCAGCTTGGGTATGTCGTATGAACTTGGTTGGGTTAGAACTTAATGAGCACGAGTTATTACA